CAATCCTCGGAGCCCGTGCCTTCGTCGACATTCGATACGTCGAAGATGATTGACTCGTATGACGAAAAATCGCTGCACAAAAACGCAAATGACGCAGCCGCCTATTCAAACTCCGGCAGTCCGGCTATGGCGAAGTATCATGCGGAATACGTCGGAAACAAGCTAGACGCGTACGACTCTAAAGACAAGCCGTACGCGTCGGAGCTAGGCAAGGCGTATGGCAAATACATCACGAGCACGAAATTCACCCCGGTAAAAGCAAACAACCTTGCGATAACGGTCAACGCCGGAAGCAATAAATTCGACGCGTCCGTTTACGCGGAAAAATTCAAAGACCCGAAGACCGGAAAAAGCAAAACGGTCTATCGCATTCACCTCTATCCGAAAGGTAGCGGAAAGACCGCGCTGCACGTCGGGAAGCCGAAGAAAGACGCGAACGGAAACGCGGTAAAAGGCGACCCGCTTATCGGCACAAAGAGTCACAAGAAAAAGCTACCGCAGAAGACGTTAAACCCGCTTCCGATCAAGCCAACGCCCGCGCATCACGTCATTAATCCGATCGACATTGAGCGCGCAAATGATGAGGTTGGAGACGGCCCGCTTCATTCGCAGCACTCGACGGCCTCCATGATCGCGCACGGCCAAAAGCTGCCCGATGGAGTATCGCGACACGACGTCGCCCAATCTTCGCCGAAGAAGCAGCAGGCGCTCGTGCAATCGCTCCGCGATCGCGGCTATGAAGCCGGAGCGAGCTTCCTCGAAAATCACTTCGCGCACAAAAATAGCGAGCCCGTGCATCCTATGGCAAAGACGGGCCAGTCTCTCTATCTCGGCAAAAGCGAGGGGTACGCATCGCCGCGTCAGACGCCGCAACAGGTCGCGGACGCGGTTATAAACGGTGGTCGCAAGCTACCCGACGGCGTGACGCTCTCCGCTCTCGACGCAGAGACGCCCGAAGCGCAGCAGAAAGCGCTTCAAGGTCCAAGCGGAAACGGACTATATGACCCGTCGCGCCGATGGCTGAAAGAATACTACAAAAATCGCGAAGAGGCCAAAGCTGCGGCCGGAGACGTCGATCTTCACTCGTCGCCCGGTAGCCTCGAAAGCGTTGCGCACCCTTCGTTCGGCGAAAAGGGTGTTTACTCGGCGCGTGACGGCGTGCGCGAGGGCGATCCGCACACGTATTCGCAAGGCAACGTCAACGCCGATTCGTACGGCGGAGCCGAATACACTGCGTCCGCGCCGGGCACGAAACATACTTCCGATTTCGCGCGTCAGAAAGCCCGCGAAGAGCCGATCACGGGCGCGAGCGGTAAGTCGTACGATCCGACGCATCTCTCGCTCGAAGGCAAGCATAACGTACCGTCGATCGCCGCCGCCGCCGCGTCGAAAGCCAAAGATATTTTTGCCGACCTGCTTTCGTCGCACATCGCGAAGGTCGAGTCTGGATACAAGCCCGCAGACCCGTTCGGCTCTCTTGGTCCTAACGGAGTGCACCCGCAAAGCGCGCACGCGTATAAACTAACCGAGACACATTTCGAGCCGATGCTCGACGCCGCTCGCGCGTGCGTGCCGTCGCGTGAAGCGATCGACGCGTTTCTCAAAGAGCATGGGCGCGAGCGAGGTCGCTATCTCGCCGCGGCTATCTTTAATCAAATGTGTCATCAAATGGGAATCGACGAATCCGCGTGCAAGCAATTTGTAAAAGATACGCATACGTGGCAGGGAAGCGCGCAATCGGATTCGGCTTACCGCGCGCGAGTCGCGAGCAACATGCTTCGCGGAATTCGTCCCGGAGAGAACACAAAATTCGAAGAAACCCACGCGTTCGAGCAAAACTATACGGAATACGTCGCGCGCGGAATTCATCCCGACTACATGAAGGCGATGCTTGCAAATAAGGCCATCACGCAAGCCTTTATGGAGCGCATCTCAAACAAAAATAATCAAATCCCGATGGTTCGCGGCATCGGTACGGCTGCGGCCACGTCGATGCTCGGGAAGAGCGTTTCGTCGGCTCTCGCGAACGACGAGGAAGGCCATAAGTTTCGATCGTCGGAGATGACGCTTTCGGGATTCAGTATGTCGGCGAAGGCGGCGCATAACTTTTCGGACGGAAGCTACGGCGCGTTCTTGCATCGCATGGTCACGCCCGAGCAGGTGTGGGAGTCGCAGTGGGCGTCTGCTGCGCACTCGTCGGCGTACACCGCGGAGCAAGAGCACTTCATCCAAAACGACGGCGGCGGCGAGGAATATACGCTGACTTCTATTCCAACCATCGGAGCCGATGGCAATTTCGTGTCGATACCTTCGAGAACCACGGACCCGCGAATCAGAGCGCACTTCGGCGCTCCGTTTAACTATGCGAATATGCCGGGCAACATCGTGAAGTCGATGACTCAGTTCGAACACATTCCCACGGATACCGACGGATGGTTCCAGCCCGTGCCGCACGACTGGTCGCCAACGTCCGAGCAGGCCAAAGCATGTCTCGATCACTTTACGAAAAACGGCGTCTTCGTATCGCTTACCGATCGCGACCTCGGTTGGCGTAACGAATTCTCGTCACCCGAAGTGCGTAAAGCGGTTGCCGAAGGCAAGTACGTTCAATCGTGAAGAATTTCGTTCGATGGTCGCAGGCGCAGCCCGAAGACATGCTGTGTCATCCAAACGCCGTCGCTCAAGCGATGGCGATGGAGCAGCACGGCTACGAGCAAGTCGGCGGTCCCGAAGACCTAAGCGATCAAGAAGACGTGATGATGCTCGACGGCGCAACGGGCGGCGTCGCGCCGGGCCGCTACCATCGTGTCGGCGATGATGTCGACGCGAACGGACGGCGCAGCGAGCATGTTTTTGAGGCGTGGCCGGGCTCCGCGCACTCCGATATGCTGCCCTGGTCGAAATCTTTACGCAGGACTCAAGAGGGAGAAATGGTCCCGCGCCTCGCAGTCTTCCGTGCCAATAGACCGGAGCACGCGGGCCACGGATTGCCACTATACGCGGCTCGCGAACGCATAGGTCGTTAAGGGAGAAGACACGGATGTCGCTACGAACCTCTGCGCAGCTTGCGCAGGATTTCCCGGTTTCTACAACCGCGCAAATCATCGCGTCTGCCGCGAAATTCGACTATCTTCTCCGCGACGGTTTCGTCGGAGCCGAAGATGAAATCTCGCAAATCCTCACGGCGATCTTAGGCGCTATCGCGCCGCTCGCGGAGTCGTACGCTGCCCCAACCGCCGCCTACACGGGTGCCGCAGGAACGGTCGAGCGCTTCTACTACGTCGTGCCGACATACCCGCTTCCCGTGGCGATGGGCGGCGCGACCAACCCGCTCGGCCGTTACCTAAACTTCATCGGCGGCAAGTCGCCGCACGGCGAGGGTGCAGCAAACGCGCGGCGAGTCCAGGACCCCGGCACGGCTCGTTTCTACGGCCTTCCGAGCCCGTCGACTGCGGTAAACAATACGATCGCCGCGCTCGACGCGACCGACTACGTGACGATCACGACGCCAGCGGCTCAGAACATCCCCGGCGTCGAATTCGACATCATCTCGTCCCTCGTCGCGGGCGGTCCGTACACGACCGTCGCAGCCGACGTCGCGCCGGGCGCCACGTACGAAGATAACGGCGACACGGGCAGCTACGAATCGCCGTACTACGGCATGACGTACTCCCCGCGCACGCTCGCCGAGGTCGGCTACGACCCGAGCTACAATTCCGGCACCGTCGTCTACGGGCCGCTCTCGCGGAAATAGTGGGTGGGCGCTCCTGCCATCCCGCGCCCCGATTTCGGCGGGGCTCCGAGCGTCGAGAAGTCAGCGCCTCCCTTCGGCGCGATCGAGAAGCCCCGCGAGACGATCGTGCTTCACGTGAAGATTCTCTCGCCGGACCCGGCAGAGCGTCTTTCGGCCGCGCGGGTATTGCAGCAGTCGCTTGCGGAGCAACGCGTGGGCGCTAAGGGGCTCTCCGTGCTTATCACAGACGAAGCGGTCACGGTGGAGCTTTCGAGCACCACCGCGGTCGCATCGAAGATCGCAGCCGATGTGATGAAAATCTTAGGGATGAGCCGATGAAGAATCTTTACCTTCCGATCGCTAAGTCGAACATCGACGTTGAACGTCGACTCGTCAAGGGCATCGCGCAAATCGAGGACAAGCCCGATCATCAAGGCGACGTCGTGGACTTCGAAGCATCGAAGCGCGCGTTCGGCAAGTGGCTCGGAAATGTCCGCGAGATGCACGGGAAGAAGGCCGTCGGCAAATGCGTCACCTGGGACGCCGACCCGAAGAAGAAGGCCATCGCCGTCACCATTCGCGTCTCTAAGGGCGCGGAGGATACGTGGCAAAAAGTCCTCGATGGCACGCTTTCGGCGTTTTCCATCGGCGGTCACGAGCTTGCGTCCCAACGTCAAATCGACAAATCGAGCGGACGCGTCTACAATCGAATCACGGACTATGTTCTCACCGAGCTATCACTCGTCGACAGCCCGGCGAACCCGTCGTGCGTGATCACCGCAATCCACAAAAGCAAAAGCGGCGCGTATGCGACCGAAGTGCTCGACTACATCGAAAGGAAACCACGGATGGCTAAGAAGGCACACGTCGCACTGCGTTCGATCGCAAAGACGCTCGGCGACGACGACACGATGCTCGTGATCAAAAAGAGCGACATCGAAATCAAACCCGACGGGACGCTGCTGCTCAAGAAGTCGGCGATTCCCGGCGTCATCACGAAAGACGACGCCTCGGATGCGGGCATGATGAGCGACGACGACATGGCAAATGCCGACGATATGGGCGGCACCGACTGGGAAGATCACGCGACGAACGCGGCCAACATGCACAAAGACATGTGCGACGCCGCGGGCATCGACGATCACGTCGGCCACTACGAAGACGCGACGCGCGGCGACGACGACATGGACGACGCGACGATGGACGACAACGGCGCGGGCAACGGCGACGACGATATGCAAATGTCGCGCCGCACGGGTAACCTGCGCAAGAATCGCCGCAACGGCCGCGTGCGATCGACCAACATCGACGCGCGTATCGAAAAGGCCGTGGGCTCGCGCCTTACCGCCTTCGCGAAGACGCTCGACGACATCAAGGCGTCGCTGGGAACGGGCGGCGCGACGGCGCTTTCCGCTCGCCGCGAAAGCGGAGCACCGATCGCGAAGACGATCAACCAAGTGCTCGGCACGGCTCCCGTCAGCGGCGGCGCAGGCGCGGAAGAAGGCGGTCTCGCGGGCCGCTACCAAGCGCTCGAAAAATCTCATGCCGAATTGAACGAGAAGGCGCAGAAGCTCATCGCGAAATCCGACATGGGCCACAAGCTCTCGCCGGAGGAAGACGTCGAACGCGTCAACCTCGGCAAGCAAATGGGCCGCATCGAGGTCGAACTCGGCGAGCTTCGCCGGACGGCCGCGGGAGTCTGAACTCAAGCAGGTTCGCTCGTGCATCGTCAGTGAACGGTGCACGAGCGAAAATAATCGGCGCGTATCACGACCGGAGCGAACGCGTTCACCACATTCACGGACGATTCATAGAAAGCAAGGAGAGCTTCGATGAACCCACTCGCCAAAAGCGGTCTCGGCGCAGCCGAAATCGTCGCGACGCTCCGTAACTTCGATCAGAAGCGCACGGAAATCGCGAAGAGCACGACGGGCGTCGTCGGGCTCGAATTGACCCGCCAGGACCTCGAAGACAAGCTCAAGCTCGCCGCGAACGTGGAAACCCCCGTTCGCAAGCGGCTCGCGCGCAAAGCCGGAAACGGTAAAGCGCACGCGTACTACAAGCTCGTCTCGAACAACGGCGTCAACCAAACGACGTCGAAATTCCTCGGCACAGACCCGTCGGCGGGCTTCTTCGCAAAGGGCGGCTTGCCCAACAGCGTCGACCCGCAGTACGAATACATCGCACGCCCGTATTCGAACCTCGGCGACACCGTGACGATTCCCTGGCAAGATAAAGCCCAGGACGCTTCGTACATCGACATCAAAGCGCAGCAGCGCGACGTGAAGATGATCAACACCGCGCTCATGGAAGAATGGGCGATCATCAACGGCGACTCGTCGGCGTCCGGTGGGCTGATCTTCGACGGCCTCATCACCCAAATCCAGAACGACGGCTACAACATCCTCGACCTGTCCGCGGGCGGTGGTTCGGGGCTAAAGTATTCGACGATCGTTCAACTCATGTTTTCCATTCGCCGCGCGGGCTTCCGCACGCGAGCACTGATCATGTCGTACGCGGTGAAGCAAGTCCTCACGGAATTGCTCGGCCTCTACTACGCGATTCGCCAAACGAACGCGAAGAGCGACGGCCAGTTTACGGGCGGCTTCCAGGTCGACTCGTGGAATTTCGGCACGGGCTCCGTCGACCTCATCGACGACCAGTATATGCTGCCCGACCCGGTGACGGGCTACGAGCAAATCATCTTCCTCGACGACGAGACCTCGGACGACAAGAACTCGGGCAACGCCGTCGAGATGGTCGACGTCGACCCGCTGCACTACGTCGACCTCATGGCGATTCAAACCGCCGACCGTGGCATCGTCTACGAAACGTCGATGCTGCAAGTCGGAATCACGCAAGCGCAGGGCCTCTTGAAAGGCATTAACTTGTCGTTGCCTAGTTCGTTAAACTAGCGAGACTTTTGTAAAGGAAGTCTAGGGTCCGAGATCGTAAACGCCGCTCATGGCAAAAATGAGCGGCGTTTACTGTATCCGGCACCTCGCAAGCGGCAAGGCCTACATCGGAAGTAGCGTCGATCTGCGGCGTCGCGAGAAGGAGCACCGCACGCTACTGCGCGGTGCTCGTCATCATTCGCCCGCGTTGCAAAACGCATGGACGAAGTACGGCGAAGAAGCGTTCGAGTTTTTCACGCTTGAAGAAGTCGCCGATCATCAGCGGCTCGTACCGCGCGAGCAATTCCACATCGACCTCTGGAAGCCGCAATACAACCCGAATCCGACTGCGGGCTCGCAACTCGGAACGAAACACACGCCCGAGTCGCTCGCGAAGATGCGCGCCGCAAAACTCGGCAAGGCATCCGTAAAGCGCGCGGACCCGACGCGATGCGCGAACGGCGAGCACGCGTGGGTCGACGGCGCGACCGAGTGCCGCGCGTGTGCGAACGCGGCGCAGAACGCGAGCCGACTCGCGCGCCTCGGTCGACCGAAGATCGACCGCTCGGACGTGATGACTGATGAGGTGCGCGCGAAGATTAGCGCGACGGCGAAGGCGCGTGGTATCGCACCGAAGACGCAAGAGCGTGCGGACCCGACGAAGTGCCTCAAGGGACTGCACGCGTGGGTCGAAGGGCAGAAGAAATGTCGCGAGTGCGCAGCCGACACCTACAATGAGTGGGCGCTCCGAACGGGACGCGCGACGGGAGCCGGACGATGGCCGCGCGCGTAACCGAATCCTTACACCTGCCCGGATTCTTTTTTGCGCGAGCAGGAGGTCATCGAAGTCTGTCCCGAACCTCGATCGTGAGACGCCCCTCTGAAGGTTTCTCGATCGCGAGCCCGGTTACGCCGAGGCTCGTTTTCTATTCCGGGGTCCTTCACGCGATAGGGTCGAAAGACTTCAAAAGCAGGACCCGAATAGCCGACACAGTACGACCGGACTCCAGGGGCGCAGGCGCAGCGAACCTTCGTGCGGTCGTACCTCATGGAAGAGGTTTGAGGCTACGGACGGCCTCACGACGACGCGCGGAGGGTATCGCCATAGAGACTAGCGTTCCTTCGGTCATTCCGCCGCGTGTGATGCGAATCGACACCGATCAGCCGAACGCGCACTGCTCGATTCGACAGGTCTTCGGCAAGTTGCTCGGCATCTCGCTGAATCAGTTTCGCGACCCCGATGGCACGCTTACGAGCTTCGTGTCGATGCTGCGCGAAGACCTCATCCCCGAGGTGTCGGCGTACGTCGCTCAAGCGATGCGTACGCCGTATGACTGGACGCGTCGGATATGGTTCCAGGACGGCTCCGGCGGGGACTCGATCGTTTTGCCGAACCGCGCGATCGTCGCCGTGAACGTCGTCTTCATCCGCATCCTCCCGTCGCTGCCGTGGTATCGCTTCTCGCGCTTCCGCAACATCGACGGCACCGAATTCGCGCGAGCCGGATTCACCGAGCCGCCGAACACGCCCGCGTTTCAAGCGCCCTATAATCTCGGCGATTCGGGCGTCGTGCCGCAATACACGGGCATCGAAGACGCGGACATCCTCGTCGACACGAACGCGCGCACGATCATCATCCCGCCGCGAGCGCTCATCCTCACCGCGAACGCAGCCGTGCCGTTTTCGTCCTACTCGTTTATCCCCGGCCGTCAGAACGTCGAAATTCACTATACGTTCGGTTATCCGCCGACGACGTACGAATCGGGCGCTCCACTCGTGTTCGACGAGACCACGGGTCTCGTGCAGCCGACGAACCCCACGCCGCCGCCGAACCCCTACATGCCCGGAACGAACTACACGGACCCGATCGACTACGGAAGCGGAATTCCAAAAGGGCTTGCGAATTCGGTCGCACGTCTCGTCGCGAACCGCATCCTGCGGCAAAATTGGCGCGGCATCTCGATGGGCCTCGCATCGCTGAACGTCGATGGCGCATCCGAAAGCTACGGGAGTAAACCGTATTCGGGCGACCTGGACGACGACGACAACTCGATCATGGAGTCGATCATCTCAAACTACGGCATCTCCGTACTCGTCTAGCGAAGGAAACGCATGGGAAAAAAAGTCCTGGTCCGCAGTCGGTATCGCGAAGTCACGGTGCGCACGCAACGTGAGCTATCGCGTGACGACAAAGGGAAGATCGTCGAATCGTCGACCGGATTTCGTCAATTCATTAACCATCACGCATGGATGACGATGCAAGAAGCGGCCGAGCTAATCGACTCGCCGGAAAACAAAAAGCACATCGACGGCGGTCTTCCGCCGCTCTACTACTACCCGGCGGGCATGCCCGTTCCGGTCGACGAGAATTTCGAAGGGCCGCTCGCGCCCGCGCTCACGGGCGAAGGTCTCGTCGCCAATAATCCGTCGCAGAACGAAGCGGCGCGACTCTTGGGCGAGCAGGCCGACGAGCAAATCGCCGCGCGAAATCGCAAGCAGGGCAAAGCGGCGGCGCGTGCGCCCGAGGCATCCCCGTCGAAAGTCAGCGACGATCGACCCTCGAAGATCGAGAACCCGGATGCACCGGGCGGCGCAGACGCACTCGGGGATGTGCCCACATTCCGCGATGAAAAAGCGGCGGCGGCTCGGCGGTGATTCGCGCGGCGGTTGCCGCGATGTACGCACGTCGCGGCCACCTCGGCCAATGGATTCACACGGTCGTCCCCGCGGCGAACACCCTTGACGCGTCCACGGGCAACCCAAAAGCGTCGCTCGGCGGCGCGCGTCTCACGAATGTCGGAAACTTCGGCGAGACGTTTCTCCCTCCGGTGGAAGTGATCGCGTACTTCTCAAATAAAACGACGAGCTTCACGCAACAGGGCTTCGGAAACGTGGACGTCGGCGACGCGCAGCTAGACTTCGCGGTGCCGTATGTGCGTCAGCTAGGCAGCGCCATTCTCTTGAACGCGAACCCCGACGCCGACCCGCCCGTCGAAGCCACGAACCCGTCCCTTGACGACTACAATAACGGAAACTTTGCCGACATCCGTGGGGAGCAAACCATCCGACTCGATCGCTTCGTCGTCAACGGTCTCGTGTACCAAGCAAAAGCGGTCGCCGTTCCGATCGTCGACATGAATGTCGTCGTCGCATGGCGGCTTTTGGTCACGAAGGTCGCGTTCTAATGCACGATCGCACGAGTCCGCGCTGGGATGCGGCGTTGCAAGAAGGCAACGTCACCGCGGGCATGGAGGCCGCGAAAGTTAAGGCGCGTTCGATGCGTATGGCAGTCGACGGCTTCGAGCACTCGATCTACGCGCACACGCCCAAGAACCGGGCCAGGATACGCGAGAGCTACGCGCCCTGGTACTACGACCTCCATCGCGTCGAACGGCTCGCCAAAGCGCCGGAACGCCTACAATCGCGCGCGTACGCCTACCATGTCAAAACGCGTGAGCTTGCGGACAATATCGCGAAGACGAACCCCGGCTCGCTTGAGCAGGCGTGGTCGCAGAACGAGAACCTGTCGGGCATCTCGCGCGACGACGTGGCGCGCGAATACATGCTCTACAAGCACTCGCTTCACCCGATCGCGCTCGACGAGTGCGGCATCCAGACGCCGGACTCGATGTTCTCCCAGCGTGCCAATTCGGGCGACTTACTCAATCTCGACGAGACGCTGCGTGACGTCTTCGGCGGGCTCACGCGCTCGCCGCGCGCCGCGACCGTCTCGTTTGCCAATACGCCCGCGCACGCGCTTGTCCGCGGCCTTACGGACGACAGCGGGAACATGGTCGTCGGTGTGCAGCCGGGCACGAGCGAGCAGGTGCGACTCGAAAACGAGCACGTCCCGATCGAGCACATGAGCCATTCGATTCTCGCGCGCCATCATCGCCGGGAGCGCGATGGGTTCGCCGACCACTTTCGCGCGACGGACCCCGAGCCCGAGCACGCGATGGGTATGGCGCTCGCGCACGGCGTTCTCCGCAAGCCGGGGCTTAATCCGGTCGCGGACCATGCGCCATCGGACTACCAAGTCCATTATGCGAGCCGCGTGTTCAACCTCAAACCGAAGGCTGACCCCGGCCTGTTTCGATCGCACGAATGAAGCTGCTGCATCTCCACGACGAGTATCCGCGCGACGGTCGCCAAACGCTCGACCCGAAGATGGAGCTTCACGCCCCGACGACGACCGTGGGCGAAATTCGGCACGCGCTCAAGCGGCTCAATTCCGACGATCGCACGCTGCCGAAGGACTTCGCATCGTAC